AAGAATATGACAACTCTGATACAGAGTGTTTTCTTCTTTCCTTGAGGCAACCCCAATACGAGTAAGTGTCTCTCGTATCTTGAGAAAGTCATCAGGGTCACCAAGCGATACTTCCAGCATATCGGCTGGAGTCCATTTCATAATTTCTTCGTCGTTATTCACCATGTATTTCTATTTATACTTTTTACTTCCTTGAGGAGTCATGGCACGAACAACGTATTCAATTTGTTCCTTGGTAAGAAGTGAAATTGCATCTCTTGCTTTTACAGCAGAGTAACCATATCGCTTCATGAAACACTTCACGGTATTGTCATCAGCAATACCTTTGGCAAACTTTGAAAACCTCTTTCGGGGCTTGATTGCATTCTTCAAAAAGTCATACTGCATCTTCGGTGGCAAGTGATGATGTTGGTTCATCTCATTGGCAAAGAAAACAGTATCCATGAAGTTCGAAAGAGAACGGTTTACCAAAAAGGATGAGTAAGACTTTGATGGCGAGTCAGGATCAAGTTCATCTTCAAGTGCATTGAATCCATCGAAGATACTCTTCTTGCTTGCTGAGTTGATGCTGTTTACAAATTCAAATGGATTCATTTCCACTTCACCTTTGTCATCAATTCAGTCAGACATGCCATCAGATTGATTTCCTTGTCTGCAACAAAGGCAGACTGGTAACCATACTTGGCAAGGATTAGAACTGCTTCAGGAATGCTGGTGGGTGTCATATACTCATACATTGTATCATAGATGCCGCGAAAGGTAACTGTCCCATCAAGGTCACTATTAGAGGCAACCCACTTACGAGCACCACCAAAGTCCTTGTCTCGTAGCATACTCATAATCTTCTGAATGCTTTCATCCGAGACACTCAGGAGAACATCAGAGGTCAGTTCACCAGATGTGCTGTGACGTTGACACTCATTCAAGACACGACGCCAGTCCGGGGCGTGTTTCATAATCAACTCCACAAGTAACTTGGTGTTATACTTCACTCCCTCGTTCTTGAGGATGTCTTCAAGACGATGCATGAAGGCAGCGCATAGTTTTTGCAATTCACTTTTTTTGAAATTGAAATTGAAACCAGAACACCGGGAGTGTAGTGGTTCAATGATTCTGTTTTTGAAATTGCAAGTCAGGATGAATCGACAATTTGCACTAAACTCTTCAATGAATGCTCGGAGTGCTGGCTGAGTCGAGTTTGCATTCAGGTAATCTGCTTCATCCAGAATCACGACACGATAACCACCAGACAAGGACATACTTGAAGCGAATGATTTGATCTTGTTGCGGAGCGTATCAATACCACTCTCTTCAGAGCAGTTCACCAGAAGGTAATCAAGGTTCAACTCATTACAGAGTGCCTTGGCGACAGTAGTCTTCCCAAGACCAGCAGTCCCAGAGAAGAGCATATTCGGAAGTTCACCTGAACTAACAAACCCCTTGAAGGTGTTCAGGATATCGGCGGGAAGAATGATGTCTTCAATGATTTGTGGGCGGTACTTTTCGACCCAGAGGAATTCTTTCATATTGTAGTATTATATCAAAAAGGTTGGTGGCTAGTCAAGAGACTAGTAAGGCTACCACCATCACCATCCCATATCAGTCAGCACCTTCAGCGGTGACTTCTTCTCCTTGTTTTGCTTGCTCCTCTACCTCTTCTTCAGTGGTTGCTTCAGTCTTTGGAGCATTCTCCTCCAAAAATGCTTGCAGACGTTCACCAAGGGTTCCTACGTTTTTCAACTCATTGAGTTCAAATGCACCACGGCGGGATGCTGCTTTAAGAACTTCAACGGTGAAAGCAATATCACTCAAAGAGATACTTGCCTTTTGGTCCTTTGGTTCCCATCCATCCTTTACGGTGGATGCCCCTTCTTTCACTTGTTCTGTTTCTTTATCCATATCTTTAGTCATTGAATGTTGCGGATTTTTCAATTGCCACAAAGTAGTCTACCTTGCAGTCTGTCTTGTTGTCCCACTTACTTATGAACTTCTTGGAGATGCTCACTTCGTAATCAGCAGGAACCATTTTCAAATTTGAAATTGAAAAATGGATATCAAAAACCTTGTCGGTTTCATGATCCAATTTGTTCGAAGATTGACGCATACCATCATTCTCATCAAATGCAGCAAGGACAGTCTTACCCTTACCAGTTGATTGAATTCGAATTTTGGCAAGTTTGTAGACAGATGCCATGCTCAAGACATTCGCCAGAAGCTCTTGCGTAATGGTCACAACCACATCAGAACTTGGAAGCGAAACCTGTTTGTCGGGATAAGACAAGACACTTGGTTCTGAGTATGGATAGACTGTCTCATTATCCGAGACACTCATCACCACACTGTTATCCTTGAAGTTCAAATCAGGTTCACCATACTGACGTTCCAACTGAGAATAAACGGCAAGGAATTCGTTCAACTTGAAGATTCCAAATCGTTGTGGGAAGTTCTCCTCAACAGTGGCATTGGCAAGGAGAGTCTTTTGTTCATTGATAGTCTGAAGAGTTGAACCAGCATCCACCACAAGGTTATCATTGATGCTGGCGAAGTTCTTCAGAACTGTTAGTGTGTTAGGGCTTAGTTTCATAAATTAAGTGTCAATTGATTATCATCAATTATATCAGAATTGCAGGTTTTGTCAAGTTCAAGCATGAAGAGCAAACAGGAAGCTGCATGAGCCGCGTGATGGTATCCAGACTCAGGATCGTTCTCTTCGTTTCTCTGTAGTGCCCACATATGTCTTTGTGCAGCAGCAAAGTATCGACTCCATGCACTATTCAGTTTCTTCCAGTTACCGGGGGAATACTTCTTAGCACCAAAAGTCAAAACCTTGACAGTTTCTTCAAGGGCATGAGGGGGAATCAAAGAGTAGTCAGGCTTCTCTGAATCATACTTCATACCTTCTTGGTATTCCTCAAGTTCATCCTGATACCCATCATCATCACGAACAAATTGTGTGATGTTCGTGATGATTTGGTTCTCTTGTTCTTTGGTCATGGTGAAAAAAAGGGAGGGAGGATTTCTCCCCCCTCCCAATCACGATTAGCGGGATGCCTGATCAACACCGAACGGTGCCAGCATATCGCGGTAGCCACGGGTCATACCCAAGGCGTAACGAGTCACGCTATGACCCTTGGAGTTAGTGCGCTTGTTAGCATACACATCGACAATCGCCTTCTTCTCAGAGAGATAGGAACGCAAATCGGAAACCGTAGCGGAAGGATTTGCAATCTTCAACTGAGTCTTGATCTCCCCGGCAGTGAATTGCTTGCCAGTGGAGAGGTGGTTGAAGAGGCGCTCGATGTTAGTGGTGGACTTGCTCATACTTTACTATACTTTCTTTTTTTTTGTTCTTGTTTGTTAGATTCGATACAACAGGTATCGAAAGTGTTAGAGATTTTCATCAACGAAGTAGAAGTTTGCAGAAGGGACTTCATCACCCAGCTTGTCGTAAAGGTCATTGAAGGAATCCTTGGTATCATTGTCAAAGCGACGGATGCAGAATTCAATCGACTTCTTCTCATCTTGGAAAATGGAATAGGTCTGAACAATGTGACAGAGACGACGGGTTGAGATAAACTCTTCAACTCCTCCATCCTCAAAGGTCTTGCGAATCACTTCGCTCCATGCAGTGAGTTTGTCGGCAAACTTCTCGACCAGACACTCAAACTTCTCCATGTGCTTTTTGACAATCTTGGTTTCAACAGCACGGGAAGGATAAGGCTGTTCAAGAGTTGCAGGGAATCGCTCAAGGAAAGCATCATCGATGATACCAGCAGCACTGTAGCGACCATCATCAGAACCGCGTCCCTTGGTGTTAGCAGTAGCGACAACAGTGAAACCAGCTGCGGGAGAAACAACCTCACCAGTCTTCTTGACCAGCACTGGCTTGCCTTCCAGAACACCTTGGAGACACATAATCTTGTTGGTGCCTCGATCAATCTCATCAATGAGAAGAACAGCACCAGATTCCATTGCCTTGAGAACCGGACCTTTCTGAAAAACAGTCTCTCCATTGATGAGACGAAACCCGCCAATCAGGTCATCCTCATCAGTCTCAGGGGAAATCTGGACACGAACATACTCACGCCCCAATTGAGCACAAGCCTGTTCGACCATGAAGGTCTTGCCGTTACCAGAGAGACCAGCGATGTAGAACGGAAAGAACTGTTTGCTCTCAAGTGCAGTCTTGAGATCCTTGAAGTGTCCCCAAGGGACAAATGTGTCGTCCTTGGAGGGAACGAAAACAGAATCGTTGCACACAGACGAAACACTCGCAGCAAGAGCCATCGATGTTGGAGCCTCTTGAACCGGAGCCGGGGAGGTCTCAGTCTTGCGCTTTGCCCTTGGTGCAGCTTTCCGCTTCACGGCAACCTTTTGTTTGCGAGTCTCACCGAAAGAGTAGACTCCACGCGAAACCTTGTTCATCTTGCGAATCAAGGCACCAGCAACAGCAATGTCATACCCAACCTCATTACACGCATCGATGATATCGGCACGGGTGAATCCGGTAAGGTTTCCATGAGTTTCGACCAGTTGGTCACGAACGAGTTTTTTGTCAATGTGATACATGATGTTGTTTCTCTCAATTACGTAGAACAGTCTATCAGAACCTTGGATTCCCGTCAACCCCTCAGAGCACTTTTTTTCACTTTTTTTTCCATGCGTAAGTTGTTGATTTTTAGCGGTTTAGGAGATAATGTCCGAAAACACATTCAAAAACCGACGAGAATCTTTGCGATTCTTGGTCGAATTCTTGAACTTCTTCATCAAATCCCGAACACTTTTCTTGTCACTGGCATCGAAGGTATCAGAACCAAGATCAAGTTCATCATCTTCAATCTCAAGTTTCTTAGTATTCATCATGAAGTAGTGGTCATACCCAAGGGCATTGGGAGCATGAGCGAATCCCTCTTTTCGAAGACTCTTCTTCAAATTTTCACAATCATTGATTCTCCAAGCCTCTCTAGAAAGGTCGTAAGAATTACCAACACGGTATCCAACCAGAGTGATATCAACCTCTTTGCGAAGTGCCGCAAACATTTGGGTAGTGCCACCGTAACTTCTATAATTTACCCCACTTCCAAAATCAACGGTAATGCGAGAGTGGCAGCAGGACATTGAATCGCCATCAGTGAGAAACAGTGCAATCGTTTTCTGAATTCGATGAGTCTTTTGAAAACGTCGAATGATAGCAGCACTGATGACAATTGTTGAATCCAGTGGTGTTCCATGCATCTTTTCAATACTCGACTGATCAATGTAGCATTTTCCCGAAACTGTTGCCCATAACCGAAAACATGCTTCTTCGAACTCACCCTTTTTCAAGCGAGAGTTGACCAATTCAAAAACATTGGTTGAGGAAAAATCCAATTCGTTTTTCTTCCCAGCGTCACTAGGATTAGCGCAATGACCACAAGTGAACCCATAGACTTCAAATGGAATACCAACCTTTTTGCAGAACCAGACCATGTTCAATGTTTGCTCAATGACTTCTCCCATATATGAAGCCATTGATGAAGAGTAGTCAACAACCATCACCATTCCATGATCCTTGGCATTGGCAAGATTGCTGACACTCTGAAATATATCGTCATCGATCTTGTAGCGATGGAGGGAATTCATGTTCAGACGACCATTACGAGAAACAGTAGCACGTTGATATTGATAAGCAGCCTTTTTGCGTTCGAATTGAGTGATGAGGTATTGAATTTGCTTTTCTTGCTTTTTCTTGAAGACCTTGAACTCACCTCTCTTTTCAGGAGTAAACCTCTCCTTGATCCAAGGAGAGAGTTCCTGATATTCACGACGGGATTCTTTCACATCCTCGTAAGAGTGAACCATATTCAGCAAACGCTTGTCAGAAGGAACATATAGAAGTCCTTCAGCATTCTCATCGATATTGTCTTCAAGGTGCTTTTCCATTTGCTTCAGCGTATCGCTCTTGAAGTCTTCAAGGTTGCCACCGGAATCACCAGCACCATCATTGATAGAAGAGTCACCATCTTGCTGTTCGCCATCTTGGTCATCGTCAGCATCAGCGGGAGAACCATCACCGTCTTGGTCTTGGTCATCACCATCTTGCTTCTCAGCAGAATCATCAGTCTCGCCTTCTTGCTCCTCACCAGAAGTGGAAGAATCTTGCTCCTCACCATCTTGCTGTTCGCCCTCACCCCCATCACCGGAGGGAGAATCAGTAACATCTTCTTCTTCCCCTTGGTCATCAGTATCACCGGAATCCTCGTTCTGTTGATTCTCTTGGTCTTGCTTGATTGAGGAAACCAATTCTTTGGCAAGGTCAAAGGCTTCCTCTGGAGTCTCAGCAGCATAGCACCGATCATAAAAGTCCCTTTCCTCATCAGTCAAAGGAACATCAATGTGTTCTCCACACTTGGCATGAAGGTTTACCTTGTCAATCTTCTTCATTGAAGAAAGGTCTGCTGGAAGTTCAATAACATCATCCAGCAATCGCTTGCGTCCATTGTGAAAGGAACGAATCAAACCGGGGAACTGCTCTTGAATCTTTCGCTCAATCCGAATATCCTCAGTGACATTCAGGGCATCGAAATACTCAACACCAACTTCCTCCTTCCACCTGTCGAGTAGATCGACTGGAGTACTCTTTGCATGAGAAACCTCATGCCCAATCACGTAGTCAAGAAAGTCAGTGTCCTTGAAGTCCCACATTGGGAGAGTCAGAATCCGATTCTTTACATCAAAAGTTGCTGTACGTTGATTGGTCTGACGGACCTCAATATTCTCAGTGGCGAGAAGCTTTGCCAATTTCGTTTTTGATTCTTTAACTTTCACGGATACTATTATCCATATTTTCGCTTCCCAGTCAACCCTTTAGAGCACTTTTTTTCACTTTTTTTACGTTACCGTTAAAGGTGTTGATAATCAATGACTTACGGTCATCTGAGAGAAGTGATTTGGCTTCCGAAACTCGATTTTTCGGTCGAACTTGCCTTCCAGAACATCCTTTTTGTGTGAAATCACGAACACCCGTGTGTCTTCGTCCAGTGTCTTGAGTATCTTCTGAAGGTTTTCAACTCCATCCGTATCCAGCGAGGAATCAAAAATCTCATCCAGAATCAGAAGGTTAGTATTCACACTATTCTTCATCTTGGCGACCTGACGCCAAGCAAAGAGTAATGCCAAATCGATTCTTTGTTTTTCACCTTCACTGAATGAAGCATAGGCAAAGTTGTCTCGATGCCTTGAGCGAATGGTTTCATTGAATGCTTCATCAAGCTGAAACGAAACGAAGAAATCCAGAACACCAAGATACGAATTGATCAATCGATTCATGACCGGGAGATACTGACGAATCACTTTGGTTTTGATTCCGGTATCCTTGAGCATCTCTGCAATCACTTCATTGTATCTCTTAGCATCCATCTCAGATGCTCTTTGATTCAGCAATTCATCCTTGGTGTTTACATCATCAAGTAATGCTGCTTGTGCCTTACTCACATCTGCACCACTGTTGTTCTGAATCTTGGCTTGGAGTTTTGAAATCTGATTCTGGTATCCAGCCACTGTCTTTGCATTACCATCAATGATGTTCTTGGATTCAACCAAAGCGGTGCGGAGGAAGGCGGCAACCTTCATCTCTTTGTTTACCTCAATACCCTTGGTCTTATTTGATTCCGTTTGAGCTTGGATTTCTCTTGCAGATTCTCTCAATTCTTTCATTCGTGATTCACGAAACGATTCTTCAATCTTTTGACCACAAGTATGACACTCTGATTTACCCTCATAGGTTTGTGCTTTATTGGCAATATCTTTTGCCTTGTGCTTCAACTCAACACGCTCTTCGGACAATCCCTTGGAAATATCACTGAGTCTTTCAATCTCCTTCAAAGCAGAATCCCAACAGGCATCATACTTCTTTGTATGCTTGGCAGTCTCCTCATTGAGCTTGATGATGTTTTGTGTTAGTTCCTGAATATCAGACTCATACTCCTGAACCTTCTGGGCATCAATCCCCATCAATTCTTGAATATGCTCAGATTGAAGTGATATGCGACTCTTGAGGTTTGCAATCTTTGTTTCCAGACCATCAATCTTACCACGTAGATCAAGGTTGCGCTCCTTTACCAATCCATTCATCTTTGTGAAGATACCAATATCCAGAAGGTCTTCAATGACTTCTCTTCTGGCATTTGCAGACAACTGCATGAATGGAACGAAGCTACTTGAACCAAGAACAACCACCTGATGAAAGGTCTTGTGATTCAATTTCAAGATATTCGTTTCCAGCACCTTCTGGTAATCCCGTGAATGCGATTCCTGATTCATCAGTTTGCCGTTCAACCATATTTCAAAAGTGTTTGGCTTGATACCACGAACAACTTTGTATTCCGCACCACCAACAGAAAACTCAACTTGAACTTCACACTTCTTTTGGTTGATGCTGTTCAGCAGTTGAGGCTTATTGATGTTGCGGTGAGGTTTCCCAAACAGTGCAAAACTCAATGCATCCAGCATAGTGGATTTACCGGAACCATTGGAACCAATCACCAGAGAGGAACGGAATGCCTCAAGATTGATTCGTGTTGGTGTATCGCCAGTGCTTAGGAAGTTTTTGTATTGTATAGATTTAAAGCAAATCATTATGCAGCATCAAGTGTCTGTGCCTCATTGTAGAAGGACTGGAGGATCGCCTTGATTCTCTCCTTGTCGAGATCCGTCTCAATTGCATCCACGTAGGAGTCCAGCAATGTTGAGGTATCCTCAAGTGAGACTGAAGTATCCGAAATGGAATCACCCGTGAACTCTTCAAAGCTCTCAATGATTTTAAGATCAAATGGCTCATGCGACTGTATTGTATCTATAAACTTGTCAAACTGAAACGGGTCTTTCTTATTGACCACTACCACCTTCACAAAGCAGTTCTTGATTTCATCTGAAGGCGGAACGGGTTGCGTTTTCGAATCATCAAATTCAACTCGATGAAACAAACGATGTGGATTTACAATTCTTTCTAAGGAACGTGTCTCAGTGTCCAAGACATGAAATGCTTTCTCATCAACGGCATCACTCCATGTCAACTGATATTGTGTCCCCAGATACTTCACATTGTCCTTCTCACTCGCAGTGTGATAGTGACCACTCAGGACCATCTCGTAACGAGAAAAGAGTTTATGATCCATGCCATGACTTTTGATATCTGCATTACCAAGATACTTGAATCCCTCAAGTTCAAGGTGACCCATCAGGATAGGAGCAGCAGCAGTCTTGACAAACTCCATGCATTGCTCCTGATTGTCTTCGGTAATCCAAGGGAGCATTGCCACATCCAGACCAGAATCAAAGTGAAGGATTGCTGGCTCCATGTGAACCTTGATGCAATCGTAATGAACCAACTGCTCTGTTAGTGAGCAAAGGTCATTGGTATTCTTCCAGTAGACATCATGGTTACCGGGAACGATATGCATCGTGATACCAAGTCTTTCAAGTTGGTCTATGAACATCTCACGATTCCGTTTCAGCACCTTGTAGTTGACAAACTTGCGATGCTCAAAGTAATCGCCCAGATGAAGGATGGTCTTGATGCCATTCTCCTCACAGTAAGGAAAGAAGACATCACAATAGAACTTCTCCATGTAATCAAGGAAGATGTCACTTCCGTTCTTTACACCAGAGTGTGTGTCATTCAGGATTGCAACTTTGTTACTTTGCATATGAAGTATTCAAGCAGTTCATGGAGTGGTCTTACCCGACCCCGGTTGTCCAAAGATGGAGATAATCATTTCATGAAAGGCTCAAGGGTGTTCTCATTGGAAGCGAGTTTCTTTTTCTTACGAACCTTCTTTCCAAACTCCTTGATCTTGGAATCCCTATCACGAATCTTATCAGCACGGGAGCGAAGACGTTCTACGATACCCTGTCCCTGAACCATATCACCATCAAAGTCACCAAAGTTCTCGATGCCAGCATGTTCCTTGTAGAGTTCCTTGATATCCTGATGCTTCTTCTCCTTTGCAATACGACGAAGAAATGCGTAATAGGAAATCTGAGTGAAGTAGGCAAAGGCATTGGGATTACCAGTGCGAGTAGTCTTGGTCACATCGTAGTTGTTGATTGCCTTAATGCAATTCTCCACGGCATCACTGACCATTTCATCACGGTAGGTGTAGCAGGAGAAGTTGGGTTTATGGGAAAGACCTTCTGCAATCTTGAGGAAGCAAGTTCCAATGTATTCAGTGACAATCGGGATGGTCCCATCTATGCCCTTTGCGGCATTCACCGAATTGACATACTCAACAACTGCACTCGAAAAGTCTTTATTGTTCACATAATGATTCGGTTTTTCTCTACTCATTCCAACAAGTCTATCACAGTTAATTTTTGAAGTCAACCGACTCAGTAGTGTGCCTGTTCAGGGGGGTTGACAAGTATTGACAATTGGTTTATAATTGATTTGCGTTCAGCAGAAAAGGAGAAGTTCAATTCCTTGAGAAATTTTCAAAACCTCCAGTATCAAGTGGACTAAAGGAATTGAAAAGGTCATCAATAGCATCATTGATGTTCTTTGTATCTTCTTCAAGTGCCTTTTGATAAAGGACGAGTGTTGCAAAGTAACTTCTTTTAAGGTTAATTGTAGCATCTGACCTACTTATGATATTTCTCTCATGAAAGATGAAGGTAGTATCCATGTTCTCTGGAACGTATGGCACTAACCTTGTCTTAAAGTCTCTTTCCAAGAATTCCATTACGCCATAGACTTCAATGTAACCATTGCTGTAGTTGTAATCAACCTCTTCACCAATCACTCTTGACCCATCCACTAGTGTGTAGACACAAATGACAAGAGCATCTAAAGCATCATCATCGTATATCATTGGTTTACCTCCACTTCAAAGATTGAAAAATCAAAGTTTTGTTTCTCGTAGATCTTAACTCTTTCCACGGCATGATTCATAGTGTAGTTCTTTCTTCGTTTCCAGCTTAGGTTGTCACTGATATCGTAAACCTTAGTTGGTTTACCTTGGTTTCCTTTTCGAAGTCCACGACCAATTGACTGTAGCACACGTATCTGAGATTTCGTTGGTGCAGCAAACACAATGTTATTTAGGTTTCGTATATTGATTCCAGTAGAGAAGGTTCCCATTGATGCAACAATGATGGCATTGGTTTCTTGCTCAGTGATTTCACGAATACGTTCTCTCTGGTCTACCGATACCGCACCTGATACAAAGAACACTTTACGATCTCCTGCTCTTGCCTGAAGTTGTTCAAACAAAGGTTTACCATGTTTGGCAACAAGGTTGTAAAGGACCAATGAGTTACCAGTCTGATCAAGTGT